TCAAAACTTATACATAAGAATTACGGAGCGGTAAACGCCGAAAAATTGACCGACAAAGCCAAAGATTGGCTAATTGCCCGCTACGCATCGCCAATCAATAAATGCACTATCATGCAATTATTCATGGAGTACAACGACAAAGCTCGTTCAATGTGGGCGGAATTTGAAAAAAGCGAGGATAAATCTGAAGAACGCAAAAAACAACTTTGGAGGGAGTTAAAATCAGAACAAACGATATACAAATTTTTGCATAAGCCAGAGATACAACCTTTATGGTACGCCAGTCGTTATGGCGAACTGCTATCAAAAGGAAAATACACTCGCCAACACAAAACGCTTTTGCCGACCATGCGAGATGCTTTATGGTATGGAGATGGAACCAAGTTGAACTATTTTTATTTGGACGAAAACGGTAAAATTTCCACTTGTTATGTATATGAAGCAATGGACGTATATAGTGAGTGTTTGCTTGGATATGCTGTGTGTAAAAATGAAGATTTTGAGGCACAATATCACGCATATAAGATGGCGATGCATTTTAGCGGACATAAACCTTACGAAATTTGCTTTGACAATCAAGGAGGGCATAAGAAGTTGCAGGCAAGTACTTTCTTTAAATCTTTGGCACGTTTAGCAATCAACACACAGCCGTACAACGGACAGAGTAAGACGATAGAGAGTGCTTTTGGACGTTTTCAAGCTGATTTTCTACACAAGGAATGGTTTTTTACGGGTCAAAATATCACAGCGAAAAAACAAGAAAGCAAGATAAATAGAGAATTTCTAAACGCCAACAAAACCAACCTCCCAACATTTTCGGAAGTGATTAAAATATATGAGCAACGCCGTCAGGAATGGAACGAAGCGAAGCATTTCGACACAGGTATTAGCCGTATTGAAATGTACCGGAACTCAAACAATCCAAAAGCTCCAAAAGTAGAATTTTACGATATGATTTCCATGTTTGGCGTCATCAATGATAAATCAATTAAATACCGTTCAAACGGAATTATACTGACAGTTAAAACGCAAAAATATCAATATGAGGTATTGACTATCGAAGGGCAGCCGGACTTTGATTTTCTACGGAGCAATGTCGATAGAGAATTTCACATCGGCTATGACCCCGAAGACATGACAACGGTTTCTTTGTACGTAAAAACGCCCACAGGAGATTATCGTTTTGTTTCCATCGCTCAAAAATACATACAGATACATCGTGCAAAACAGGAACAGGACGAACTTGACCACGCTTTCATTGCTGCGATGGATAAAAAGAACAAAGAACTACGCTTGAGCATGCAAGAGGAAACAGAACAGCTTCTCGAACGCAACGACTGTCATCCGGCACAGCACGGATTAAACATGCCTCAACCTTTGGCAATTAATAGAAAGAAAATAAAATCATCTGTCGGAAAGGACTTAAAAAAGGAAAGCGAACTCATGCTGATAGATGACGAGATTAATGTTTACGGAACTTATTAAAATAAAAAATTATGGTCACTCAAAACGAAAAATTAGACATTCAGGCACGGCTGCAAGAATATTGTTTGCAGAAAGGCAGTCAAAACAAGGCAGCTAACAGCCTAACAGGTGTATCCGCTGCCACTATTTCCAAGCTATTAAATGGCGAATGGGAACTTATTAATGAGGTTATGTGGCGGAATATCGCTGCACAAATAGGGGTAAAACAAAAAACATGGATAGTTGTGGAAACAAGAGATTTTAAGTTATTAAACACCGTATTTTCAGATGCTCAAGAAAATTCATTGGTAATGGCTGTTTGTGGGGAGTCCGGCAACGGAAAGTCGAAAATTGCCGAAATGTATGAGCAAAGCAATCAAAATGTGTTCTTATTAAGCTGTAGCGACCATTGGAACCGCAAACTATTTCTTCAGGAACTCTTGCGAGTGATGGGCAGAAATTCTGACGGCGACACCGTTGGAGATATGATGAGTACAATTGTCTATGAGCTGAAGAAAATCGAAAACCCGCTTATCATTATTGATGAGGCTGATAAACTCAGCGACCAAGTCTTGTACTTTTTCATCACTTTATACAATCAATTAGAAGACCATTGCGGAATCGTGTTGATGGCGACCGACTTTTTGGAAAAGAAAATCAAAAGGGGATTGCGGTTAAATCGCAAAGGATACAAGGAGATATACAGCCGTATTGGACGTAAATTCATCAAACTAAAAGGGGTAAACGTAAACGACATTACAGAGGTTTGTATCGCTAATGGAGTGGAAAATAAAGCCGTCATTAACGATATTATCAATGACAGCGACAACGACCTTCGCCGAGTAAAAAGAAAAGTTTACGCATACAAAAAAAGTAAGCAATAACATGAAAAAAGCCCTCTCTGTTGATAATATTCTAAGTGCCAAATTTAATACAATGGCATTCACAGACAAATGGTTTGACGCATTCGGAGAGCCGGAAAGAACAGGAAGTATTGTTATTTACGGGGATGTGAAGCAAGGGAAAACGGATTTTGCTTTTCAATTGGCAAAATATCTCACAAAATTTGACAGAGTGGCATATAATTCCGTTGAGGAGGGCTTGAGTAAAACGATTCAAATAACGGTAGAACGTAACGATATGAAAGAAGTAAGCACACGGTTCACATTATTAGACAAGGAGCCATTGGAGGACTTAAAGGAACGTCTGAGAAAGCATCGTTCCCCGAATATCATCGTGATAGATTCTATCCAATTTGCCGAACTGAAATTCAGTGAATACAAGGCAATGAAGGAAGAATTCAAGACAAAACTATTTATTTATATCAGCCATGTCAAGGGCAATCTTCCCGACGGTTCTGTGGCTATGAAAGTATTTAGGGATGCAAATATTACCTGCCGTGTGGACAACTTTCGGATGTTTCCAACGAGCCGTTATGGCGGTGGAAAATACATCAATGTATCGGACAAATTAGCATTAGAAAATTGGGGATTAACAGAATAAAAACTATAAGTCATGAAAAACATATCAGAAAAAATCTATCAAATTTTAGACACTCCCAAAAACTTTTGGGAGAAAATTCTAAGACTTATCATTGGCGGCATCGTTGCTTCGATAGCAGTAGTTTACATACATATAGTAATGTGGATGGCTTGGATTTTCTTTGGAAATTAAACACATAATCATAGTCAAATCATGCAAATAGAAGTAACATTTCCAATAGAAATAAAGCCTGAAAAGGTAAAATACATCATGGAAGGGAGTCTGAAAGAAAATTCCGATTATGAATGTTCAGTACATCACACCGGAGAGGAAGACGGAGAAAATGTATTCATTATAGACGCGGACTCTCCATCTGCATTTTACCTCGCTGGGATAACTGCCAGCGGAATCATCGAAATAACTAATTATTCACACCATGGCTCAAATAAAACAAAATAAACCAAAATTTAATCCGATGACGGATGCACAGAGAAGAAGCATTTTCTTTTTGCTTCGGCAGCTAAATTTAACAAAGGAAGTTGCGGAAGAAATGCTTCCCGAATGGACTTCCGGACGCGCCTCACACATCAGCGAAACACAATTTATTGATGCTATGGAGATAATCAAATATTTAAAATCACTGTCTCAGAACCCGCGAGGACAAAGAGCTAATGACGATGCCAAAATGGACAGAAAACGCAAAGGTTTGATTAAAGCTGTTTTTGCTTGGTATGATTCACAAGGCAAAGTGGTAGATATGAAGTACGTCATTGGAACCATCTGCCGTGCCGGTGGAGTGGAACGGATAAACGATTTAACCGAAGCCGACCTACAGCGATTGTACGCTGAGTTTTGCCGGAAACAAAAAGCACAAACAGTAATAAATCAAGAGCAAATAATAACATTTTCAAATAATTAAAATAATAAAAATATGTCAAAAAAATCAAACAGTAGTTCAGGTATTGGAATAACAGGATTGCTTTTAGTAGCATTTATAGTTTTAAAATTATGTAAGGTAATTACATGGTCGTGGGTGTGGGTATTGTCTCCTTTATGGATACCTATCATTATAGTTTTAATCATTCTCCTTGTGTGTTTTATAGTGTAGGATTAAAAAGTTGATTAATCACACAATCATAATAATCACAAAAATCATAGTCCAATGCCACTCAGACCACAAAAACGCAAAGAAAAAGAACAATGCAGCAGTTGCATGTACTACATGAAAACCGCCGACACTCGCGGCTATTGCCGAAAGAAAAGAGACATTGTTTTCGGCGACAATTTTCCCTGCAAAGATTTTGACGTGATAATTAGTTTTAACATGCCAATAGAAATTAAATAACAATAAATCAAGAACAAATAATAACATTTTCTAATAATTAAAATATATAAACATGAAATTAATAAAAGTAGAAGGAAAGTTGGTAAAGAGAGGAAATCCATCAATAAACATAAGAAACGTTGGTGCGATTAGCTTTTCCAAAGAGTTTTGCGAAATGGCAGCAATAACAGTTGATGACAAAGTCGGTTTTTACCAGGACGAAGAAAAACCCACAGACTGGTACGCTGCATTCTCTAAGGATGAAACGGGAGAACTGCGACACGCCAACGCTGAAAAGAAAACAAGTTTAATGACCGGCAATGCGTTTATTGCCCGCAAAATACTTTCATCTATTGAAGTGTACGACAAAAGCGTTACGCTTAAAATGAGCACCAACGCAGAAAAAGTGGACGGCAAAAAGTACTACGCAATATTAACCAAATCAGCGAATCAATCTTAAATCTTGAATTTTAAATCTTTAAATAATTAACACAATGGATATAAAAAATTTAACACCAGAACAAAAAAAAGAGTTAGCTAAACAATTAGCTGAAGAAAAAAAGTTGCAGAAGCAAAAACAAACGGAGAACCGCGAAGCATTAAAAAAGTTGCAGGCAGAATTTGTAGACAAATTTTTCCCTAAACTTGTTGGCATCGCCAAGCAGCTCACACTGTCAAAAGCGGAAGTGTTTGACAACACAAAAAGCATTTTGGCTTTAAAAAAAGAGGTGTACGGCTTAACGGATGAGATGATGGAAAAGCAACAATCTCACAACATTTCAACCGAAAACACGGACAAAACCATCATTATTGGTTACAATGTAAAAGACGGCTGGGATAAAGACCTTGCGGCAGCAGGGATAGAGAAGATTAATCAATGGCTTGTTTCGCAGATGAAATTCAACAACAAGAATTTAGTTGATATGATACGCGATTTGCTAAAACCTAACAAGGATGGT